AGCTCCAAATCCCCCGCGCTGGTAGCGGTTACATCGGTAAGTGTACCAGTCTGGAAGTCGGCCTGGGTGGTTTCGGTGTAGCTTTTAGATATGTTCGGCAAGTCAGATATATACAACTTCCCGTCATCAGCTATCCCTACCTTGATACCTTGCGTATTATCAGACTTTGGCAGGTCAATTAATATACTACCATTAGCCGATTCAGACGGATTTTTAGCCCGTAGGGAGACTGTCCCTTGACTTGGGGATAGACCTGTAGTTGGGGCTTTGAGTACGCCGAGACGAGTGCCGTCAACGAAGGGGGTAGCATATGGTTTTTCTTCTAACTGAATATATTGTATTTCTGTTAAAGTTGCTCCCACATTTCTTGCCCATAAAGTTATGCCCCCTGAATTGATCATAGTCCTTGTAAACGTGTACGTCTGCCAATCATTTGTACCTGTTAAAGTCTTATTAAATGTATTATCATCGACGCCGTCGTTGTCAATTAAAAATGTACCATTTCCACGGTATTGAAACGACAAAGTCACGGCTTTTCCTGCGGTTAAAGAAGTCACCATGCGGGCTGTCCAAGAAGTTGTTTCGATTTTTATATGTTTTGAAGCGGCATTAATCAGCGTTACCCCTGTTCCAATAACCCAATCTCCAAAAAGATTCGTTGTCCCCTCCTCAACCTTCACCGCTTGCCCGAAACAACCCGTATCGAAACCCTCATCACCAATCGCAGACACGCCCTTATGGGAGTTTAGACTACCGTCAAGGTGCCACAAGCCGAGACAGTCGGAGTCTACACCCATCGTCGCAGAGGCAGAAGGGTCAATCAATGTCGGGTCGTAGCCGGGTGCGAAGGTGGTGTCGGGGCCAACGGTGATTAAGCCAGCGTTCAATTTGCCAACCCATCCAGCATCAGCGTGAAAGCCCTTGCCACTGATGGCAGTATCCCAAGTCTGCCCGCCATCAGATGAGATGATTAAGCCCAAAGGGGTAATACGAACCAAGTTGCCTGTCAACACGCCTTCAATTCGCTCTGACCACGTAGCAACGCCGTCAACTACTGCAAAGTCACCATTGGCCCCATTAATCTCAGTCGCTTCCGTATTGATTATCGCTTTGAGCAAGTTCTGAAAGCTCGTGTTAGGTGCGACCACATTTTTGTAAAACTTCGCCATTAAGACGGTCTGAGCCACGCTTGCCGCTATCTTCTCTAACGGGTCGCCCAGTTCCATGTCGCAGAGCCACGGTTGGAATACATTGTGACGATAGCGGATGATTCGCACTCTGGCATTAGCACCAAAATCTTCGTCGAATAAATCCACCATGTCGCTTCGCTTGAAAGTCTCATGCCCATAACCAGGGATTGAACGCAGGTCTAACACTTCGGTCTTGTAGTTGTGTCGGGGTCTGCACATGACGGCTAGTTGCTTCTCGCCTTGTGCTTTAAGCTGTGCTTGGTCTGCTATGTCCTGATTGTACCAAACGCCCTCTAAAACTTCGGTAGAATAGCTTTGATTGTCGAGGTAGAGCAAACCGCCGTTGACGTTAGCAATATTTAGGTCGTTCTCGCCGAAAGGATAGAGCCTTGTCACTATGTCGTAATCATCGACACGATTAATGCCCTTCAAGTTTTTGGCATAGCGAATCTGATAGCCATTGTACGGTTGATAGGTAGCTTCATCTCGCAGAGATACTGTCTTGTTCACGCTATCCCATATGAGAATGCCGCCCCATTTTTCCTGCACTTGATTGATGTTATATAAGACGCTTTCCTTCTCGGTTTCTAGGTCAAAAGTGCCGGGCACGTCCACCGTGCCGACTGTCCAGCCTGTGCCGTTAAGAAGGTAAGATAAGGCACTACCAGCAGAACCAGCATCAAAGCCACCATGAGCCGCACCGCCTGATACGATAATAACTGCGCCCCAAGGAGGACTAGGATTCTGTGGGTCATTTGAGATAGTCTGATATTTTTTGCCTAACAGCATCCATAATTCGTGAGCCTTAATTTTGCCCTTAAGCTTTTTGCCATCTCGTTGCTTGTCTACCGCATCAGGATTGAGAATTACAAACTCTTTGTCGCCTGCATAAATTCGATACTGGTCGGTGAGATATTGCCATTTCTTATTCTCTGTAGGCAATTCAATCTCAATTGTGCAGGCCCCGTTCTGCTCATCGTCAATCCATGCTGTAATGCCGTCTGATTCAGGCGATAAAAAAGCCACCGTACTTCCGTCGGTAGCCTTGACTTCTATATATTCAGGTATTGCATAAGGCAATTATCTCACTTCCTTTACACCCATCTGTTTGTCCACTTTACAGTTGTCGTTCCGGCACTGGCGGCAGTTACGGCATTATTACCAACCGCCAGCCCAGGAAACACGCCATTGTAATTCACCAGAGCATTAGCACCATTAAAAGTAGCAGTCAACTTTTCAGTATCAATAATAAGTTTGTCGCTTGCAGTCACTTGTCCCGTGTAGGTCATAACCTTACCGCCGATAGTCACGCTAGGATTGGTTACAGGGCCAACGACTTCAACTATGCAAGGTGTTTCATCGTTGCCAGCGTTTACCGCCGTCCCTGCGCCCGTCAGAGTGCTTTGCGTCGATGCTAACCGATGAGGGTTACACATCTTAAAGGGAATAGTAAACTCACGAGCAAAAGGGTAGAGGGTAAGCGGGATACTGCCAGAATAACGGACTCTGTAAACTACTCCCGGCTCATCTGCGAAGGTCAGGTCTTGCGTACCAAGTTTGGGATTGAGATAGCCCGCAATCGTGTTCCTCAGCGTGTACCAAGTCGCCCGGGTAGTCTCTACCACGCAGTGCAATTCTAAAATTTGCCCTTCTAAATCACACCCAAAATCAAACTCCCCGTCGCGCCCGGGGATTGACTCGAAATAGTCCCGGGTGCCGGGGAGCAAGTCCATTCTGTTGTCTCGTAAGACGGTTACGCCGAGAGGCTGGAGGATTCCATTTGCATCTACGTTAAAAGCCACGAGCCATCACCTCCCACCTGTTGCAGTTAGCACGTTGCGAATGTCAATGCCCAATGACTGCCCATCGTATTTGTTCTCAAAGCCTGCGTGTTCAATGTTTACTGCCGGTCCGTTAATCTGTACTGCGCCCCTGCGTTCTATGGCAACTATCACCCTATCAGCTATTTTTTCGAGGTCTGCGCTACTGCCCATGGAGCCAATCTGAGCCTGAGCAGTGGGACGTGATAATACAGCGGCCAGCTTCTCAAAGCTAACGGTCAGGCCAGGAGACAGTACCCGCTCATCGTGCATCAGTTCAGCTATGCCAGTCGTCTTAACCTTTGCGCCAGTATGAGCCTTGTCCCAGATTGACACCTCGCGGCTAGAGTTATCATAGGTTGTACTGAAACCCAATCGTTCAGCTACTTCACGAATACCTAAAAAGGTTCTGCCGTTGTCATTCCAAGCAGGAGTAAACTTCTTGCCACCGATGGTAACCGTGCCATCAGATTGATTCCATGTAGCAGAATAGCCTAGCAGTCCAGCTAGGTTTTGCGACCACATATAAGTACGACCGTTCTTGTTGGTATAGCTTTCAGGTCCTACAATGGCCTTGAGTTTTTTGCCGCCAGAGCCACCGGTATAATCGCTTTCAGAGGGACGCTTCGAGCTACCGCCACTACCGGGTGTATAGCCTGACCGTGCATCGTCAACTAAATCACGAGCACCGCTAATGACGCTGTCAGGTCTGTACTTGTCATTAAAGGCTTGTGTTGCTCGTTCAGCAATTTCGCCCATTCTGCGAATGAACTCCTCGCCTCTTTCTTGGGATGCGGCCATCATGCGAAGGTTGCTATCATTCAAGATGCTGTTAAGCTCGTTATAAAACTTCTGCATCTCCTGTTTCTTCCGGTCATTCTGCTTTTTAAGCTGATTGATTTCTTCCCTAGAAGATTTTTCAATAGCTTTTTGCTTTTCCTTCAAGGCGTTAATCTGGTCTTGATAAGCGTCCTTCTGGTCTTTCCTCGCCCAATCGTTCTGCTGTAACTGCCATCTGCGTTTTTCTTCTGCCGTTTCATCATCAATTTCTTTAATTCTATCCTGATGCTCTAAGCCAGTCCTAAGCTCATGATAAAGCCGTTCTTCCGCTAACTCAGCCAGCTTCTTATTATGCTGACGTTCTGCTTCTTCCCGGTCCTCAGATTCCGCATCATCGTCCAGCAAGTCCATTAACCGCTGGATAGCCTTAATCTGTTCTTCAATGCCATCAACAGCGGACTCGGTTTGTTTTTCCTTGCGCTCAATCAGTCGGTCATTGGCTTCAATCTCAGCTTCATACTGTTTCATTCGAGCGTCATAAGCATCTTTAATGCGGTCACGTTCAGCTTTAAGCCTGTCTAAGCGGTCATTAAACTGCCTTTTCTCAAGGTCTTGTAAATCCTGCAATAACATTTTTTGCTTATTGAACCCACCAAGGACTTGAGACTGTAACTCGCTATTCATCTTGCCGATAGCATCCATGTGACTCATCCATGCCATAGTCTGCTGATAGTAGGCGGTATAGGCTGAATTGGCTAACTGGTCTAATGCGCCTTGATTCTCCCATAACTGCTGAGTGTTGCTTGCTATTGCGCCGGAAAGGCTGTCAATTTCGCTTTTAAGAGCCGATACTGCACTGGCAGCATCTTTGGTATGCTCTTCGTCGCCAGCAGCCTTAAAACGGTCATACTCAGCCGTTGCTTTTGCCAATACCGGAGTTAGCGAGTCAATCTGTTTCTGATATTCCTTATTGGCGTTCCCCAACTGCACTTGCTCGTTTTTAAGCAGAGCAATTTTGCGAGCCAACAATTCCTGCATACGGGCATAGTCCTGAGCAGTAGCCGTTCCTGCCTCAACTTTGCCATTAAGGTAGT